GTTCCAATACTTCAAGGGTAGTATGCAATCCACCCTTTCCATCGATTTGCAAAAACCTCTCACGAGGAAATGCGTTATAAACGACGGATCCTAAAGACTTCCACGGATATGAGCCTGATATAAAATCCAAGCTCAAGGGAATCTGACACAGTAAATCTAATACCTTCTGGTCGAAGGTATCTAACGGAGGTTGTTGTATTAACCAACTTCCCGTTAGTAAGGGTTCGACAAGACACTGACGTGAACTCACTTGGCCATTAATTTTAACTGGCCTAAAGGGTTCGTAAATCATTGCTTGTACACGCCCGTTATAGCTCAACAGGTAAGACTGTAGAGTCTCCTCTTTGATGTTAGAGTAGTAGAATTCACATCTTTCCTTCAAAGGAATTCCAGCTGGGTTAAAACCACAGCCTCCTAAGAAATCAGGAATGATGGATACTATATCAAACACATTACGCTGCCTAGGCCGCATAATGGATCGAAGACGGGGACCAATAAGCTTAGCTAAGTCAATGAAAGAATCGTCTGAAATACGACGCCATTTCAATTGAGGTATCACCCGATGTGGTAAAACCACCTTACCAGCAAACTCAGTAATGACGTTTGAAGATAAGGTTTTACTGGGTGAATAAGGAATCCCTAAATTTTCAAGGAACCTCATATACTTCGCATAGAGCCCGTCATCAAGGATGATAACATCATCTCCCAAGATGAAAAACTTATTATCATGTTTGAAGCCGTTAAGGCCAAATAACATCAAGCCATGCGTTAAAGCAAAGGCTGCAAATGAGGGGAATAAACCCAAAGGTTGACCAACGGTCCAGGAAATAAATCCTGAACCAACTAAATTGGTTTTCCATTTTGAACGCGAAAGGATTGCGAACAACTCAATAGCATCTTTACGATGGTACATCTGATGAAGCATACGATATTGTAACTCGAAAGGGAACATGTCTGTTGCATTTGACAAGTCCACGGCGTGAGCCGTCTTCATATCCTTCAGATGATCTTGTATAATAAGGATGGGAAAGGTTTGATCGTGAGTACAATCCCAAGGTAAACTGTGAAGTTTCCGATAAAGATCGTCACCAAAAGGTTTTAAGGCCTCTTGATACACACGAGCAGGATTGGCGATAGCACGAAGCTTGAAGCCAGGTTCCTGGATGAGACCAATCCGACCCACAAGGAATTCAGGGTTAACATTAGGCATTGGACCATAAGGTCCAGTGGCTTTCTTTAACCATGTTTCCCACCAGTAAA